GATCGTAGTAAGGGGCCATGTTGGTTATCCTTTGTCGGGGCGGCGCTGTCTTAGCCGCCGCCCCATTCAGGGCTAGTCAAGGATGGCCGAAGGCGGCGTGGCCTGCGCGTAGCGCATTTGCAGCACATACACGCCGCTCACGAAGTTGGTCGCCTGCGCGCTGGTGGCGATGCCGCCGCCCAGCACGTCATACGAGCTGCCCAGCGAGGCCGGGTCGATCTCGATGACGACCATCTTCTTCTTGATGTCGTTGGTCAGGGTATAGCTGACGGCGGCCGTCTGCCGCACTAGCGTGTCGGTGGCGGCGGTGTCTTCGTTGGCCCAGATCGGCTGGGCCACGGTGATGGCCGTCGCGCCCGTGCCAGCCACGGCGGTGGCTTTGGTCGGGGCAATCACCGACGCATGGCCGACCGCCTGGGTGAACTGGAGGACGATCCAGGCCTTGATGACGTTCTTGAGCGAGACGTAATCGAAGGTCACGCCGCCGTTGGTGGTGACGGGGCCGGCCGTGGCGTCCACAATCTTGAAGTCCTGGGGGAGGGTGAGGTTCATGTCAGTGGTCCTTTATGCGCCGCCGTTACCGGGCCGCCAGCGCGACGTAGGCGCTCTGGGTCAGCGTCCCCTTGTAGGGCGTGATGGCGCTGTTCATCTGCGGCTGACCGTCGATGCGGTAGACGAAGCGGAACACGGTTTCATCGGTCAGGAAGGCGACGTGCATGCTCTGCGCGGCCTGCACCCCGCCCTTGTCGGCGGTGATGTAGTCGCCCATGTCGGCCAGCAGGATGTCGCCCACGTCGCCCAGCGCGGCGCTGAACTCGTTCACGATCACCGGGCGGCCCTTGATGGTCATGGTGCCCGCCGGGCTGTAGTTCACGAAGCGCGGCTCGAGCGCCGAAGCGCCGGCCGGGATGTACAGGTTGTCGAGCTGCGGCTCGACTTCGCTGTTGATGTACCAGGCGGCGTTCGCCCGGTGGCGGGGGTGCAGCCGCTGCCACATCTTGCCCAGGTTGGCATTGATGACGGTATCGGCGGCTTGCCCGGCCTCGGCGGCGACAGTCACGAGCGCGGCGGAGTTCAGCACGCCCAACGGGCCGGCCACGCCCAGGCCGTTCAGGATGTCGTCGTTTGCCATGAAGTTGAGTTCTTCGCTGGCCGCCTGCGAGATGACCGACTGAAGCGCGGCGGCGTCTTGCAGCAGCTCGTCGGTGGCGTAGCACACGACGGCATACTTCTTCAGGCGGAGTTCCATGCGGCGAAAGTCCGGCTTGCTGGGCAGCTTGGTGCCGCCCTCAGCCAGCCGGTAGCCCTGGATGCCGCCCCAGCGCGAGCCAGTGGCGCGGCTGGTTTCGTTGACGGCGTTGATGACCAGGCCGTTGGCGCCCGAGCTCACCGGGATGTTGCGCACGCGGCTGGAGAACGGCCCGGCTTCGTGCATGGGGGTGAGCAGGTCGTTGACAAAATCGGTCTGGACCAGCACGCCGCCTTCGCTGGCCACGCCTTCGTTCAGGCCGGTGGCCTTGATGGCCTTGATGACGCCCGCCTCGTACTGCTTGTAGGCGGTGGGCAGCTCGTGATTGACCGCCCAATTGCGGGCCGCGTGCAGGTTGTCGGCCAGCGACTTGAACGGGCGTTCAGCCGCGCGCTCATCGCCGCCGGTGATGGTGGTGCCGGCGGGCAGCGGCAGGGCCGGAGCCTTGAGCGCCTTGAGCACTTCTTCGTTTTGGGCCTTCAGCTCGGCAATCGCGGTCGCATTAGCCGCCGTGCCATCCTGAAGGGATTTCAAATCCTTCTCGTCCATGTCAATAGCTCCTGTAAGATGCTCGGATGACTCAGCGGGTGCGCCGTCCGGCGCGGCCTGTCCAGGCTCCGCAGAAATACCTAACGCTTTGAGCGCGGCGATGACGTTCTCGCCCTTCATGCGCGGCTCGGCCGGCCAGATGGTCAGCGTGTCGCGCATCAGCGGCCAGTCCGTAATCTCGCCGGTCGCTTTGGCCCGCGCCTTGCCCGGCATGGCCTCGGAACTGGTGCCGACAATGCCCGCGCCGATCAACTCCTCCAGCCACTTGACGTACTGGTTGTGGCGGTCAAGCACGCGCTCAACAAACACGCCTTTGTCAGTGATGCGCTTCGTGGACCAGTCCACATAGCCCAGCACCGCGTCGGGGCCGACTTCCTCGGGCATGGCGTCGTGCTCCCAATCTTGGGGCAGGCGGCCAGTGGCCGTAAATTGGCTGTCGAATTTGGTTGACTTGGTGAAGAACTCGCCCTGGGTGCCGTCCGGGTTGGTGTACTGCGGCGACTTCGAGCCCAGCCGAAAGCCAGCCAGGTCGCGCCCGCCGAATAGCACAATGTGATTGCCCACGCGCAACTCATCGGCGGTGCTGCTGATAGCCTTGAGCGCGTTGCCAATGGTCTTGTCTTCGGGGGCAGGCGCTTCGCCCTCGGCTTCCGCTTCGGCCGGCGGGTCTTCGGGCGTGCCGAGCGCCACTAGATTGGCGTCGATCTCGCGCAGCTTCGTCCGGCTGTCTTTGAGCAAGGCTTGATCGGCGGCGGAGTGCCGCGCGCCGGCTTTGGTTGATGTGGTTGTGGGGGTTGTTTCGTCAGACATGCAAACGGCCCACCTATCGTTAGATAAGCGGGCCGATGTTGGCGAGCTTGTGGGGGTTGTTTCGCCGGGGCGTGTAGGCCGGGGCAGTGACTACAGAATAAGGCTAATTTCCGTTGGCGTCAATTGCCCCACTGGCTTCTCTCGGCAACAGGTCGCCATAGCTCACGCCGAAGTAGACCACCGCCGCCTTCAGGATGATACCCAGGCCGCGTCGCAATTCAATGAAAAAGGCGCGGCGCTTGTCCTGCTCAGTCAGGTAGCGTACAGGGGCGGTCGCGGTGACTTCCATGCTATGCCTCCACCGGCCAATGCCACGTTCCCGGCGTCTTAGCCGCGCTGTACGGCACGCGGATCAACGTCAGCGGGTTGGCGAACGAGTCGCCCGGCGCGGTGGTGACTTCGAGGTGCATCGTCTCGCCGTACAGCTCCACGATCACGGCGTCGCGTACCTGGCCGACGTTGGGGCCGGTGTGGAGGACGTAGCGGACGGCGGCGCCGGAGTAGGGCAGATCATGGGATGCAAACTCGGGGCCGCCGAACATGACTTCCAGCGCGTGGGCTTCGGTCACTTCCACTTCCGGCTCAATCTCCGGCGCGACTTCGACGGGCTTGCTTTTCTTCTTGGTCATGCTGTCTGCCTTCCTACAATCCCAACCGGGTAATAAGCCGTGCCACCCACCGATTGAAAATCAGCGCAATCTCACTCTGCTTCTCAACCGCCACTTCGTACAACTGCCGCCAGCCGATGCGCTTCATGGCGCCGGCCTGCTTGTCGCCCACCACATAATCGGCGTAGCTGGCGCGATTGCCAATCTCGGCGCTGTAGCTGCCTGCCTGCACATAGAACTGCGTCCCCAGGCGCTCACTGTTGCCCCGGTTGCCGCTGGCGTACTGCGTGCCTTGCCCGCGCACATAATAAGGGACGGGCGGCGCGTTGGCGGCGGTGGCGGCGGGATACTCGCGCAGGCCGGTGGTGTTCAATATCTCCTCGCTGGCTTCCTGACTGGCCACCTTGAACGTGTCGGCAATCTCGTTCGGGAACTTGGCGAGCGCCGCTTGCAGCTTGTCGAGGCCGGTGACGGTGATGGTGATGTTGTTAGCCATAGATCTTTACCATCGCCTGCGCATACACGCAATAGTGCCGGTCTTCGTATTCGCGGGCGTCGGGCTGCTCGGCGCTTGTCACCGACACGCCACCCAATGGTTGCCAGCCAGCAACGAGGGCGGTTTTCACATCGCTCACAAGATCAGCCTTATCCGTCGCGCTAACTACCATGTAATCAACAACTATCTCGAATTTAGCCATTGATCCGCGTCCTATACGAAACCCAACACCTACAACCTGGGTGGCTTGGCGGGCCGTCAAATTCGTTGTCGAATTGCTCGTCCTCGTCTACCTCAACCCCATCTAGCGGCGAGCAAATAGGACATACCGCCTCGTCCCGGTTACTGTGCCACTCCTTCACCACGCGCACGTCGGGGTACTGCTCGGCCAGCGCCGCCCCCGCCGCCGCCTGCCCGGTGGCATACGCGCGCGTGATCTCGGTCGTGGCAATCAGCGCCGCCCGCTGCTCGGAGAATGGCAGACGGTCGATCACGTCGCCGATGGTCATGCCGGGCGTACTCACGAAGTCGCCGATGACCGTTTGCAGCGCCTCGCGGCTGGTGGCGGTCAGGTCTTTGATGAGATCATAGGCGTACTGCCGCGCCGCCGCTTCGGCTTCGGTGTTGGTCGCCGTTAGGTCCAGGTCCAGGCCCAGCATGGCCGGCAGGGACAGCACGCCCAGCTTATTGGCCGCGACCAGGATCGCCAGTAGGTCGGCCACGAACTCCGGGTCATCCCAAAAGTCATCCGTATCCCAACCGATGACAACGGCCTTCTCTTCAGCGGGAGGGCCACTCAACAGAATAGCCGTGGCCCGCTTGGCCAGCCGCGCAAAGTACGCGCCCACCACGGCGGCGAGCTTCTTCTCGGCTTTGAGCTTCGCGGCGGCGTCTGGTTCGGACTTGGGCGGCAGCGCCTTGTAGCCGCGCCGCACCAGCACCAGCCGGGCCGCTTCGAGCAGGGTCGCCAGTTCCGCGCGGGCGTTCATAGCACATCCAAGATTGACAACTCAGCCTCTTCCCGCTGCCGGGTGTACTGCGCCAGCCAATTACTCGGCTGGAGCTTCACCCACGGCCCCCACAGGCCCACGTCCTCCACCGCCACCGGCCCGGCGTCGATCTCAGGCGCCAGCATGGCCGCCGCCGCCGCCATGACCGGCGCTGTCACCGTCACGTCCCCGGCCGCGATGTCGAGCGCCGGAACAAGCATCTCGGCGGTGGCCGTCGCCAGGGGGACCGCCACCGCCACAGTGAGCG